TATATTGGGCGCGTAATTGGCGACAAATATACTTCTTGGAACGCAACTGAAAGACGACTGAGGACATACGGAGAATATAACAATAATTCAAAGTTTGTGTATGTTGACGTGAACAGCGACGTGGACGCCGGCGCAACTGATCCCACTCTCCTACCGTTCGGCTATTTCGGCCCACCCCGCTTTAGGTCTATGTTCGATCTTAGCACCACTGGAGCATTCAACTATAGTCCGAAAGGGCACCAGAACTACGATGGACAGGAAGACGATAATGCACGCGTCCTCGCTAACTTCTTTGTGACGGGCGGTGCTGGTATCGTTGCGACTTCCGGTAGTGGTCAGTTTAGCGGCAACATTTATCTTTCCGGTGGGATGAACATGTCGGGAGCTGCCGGCGCCGGCGGAATGGGGGACTTAACAGCATCGTTGGTCTTCCCCGTCGTAAGGCTTCGTACCTCAGCTTCTGATGGTGGTTTGACCGATGCGTCTGACGCATATTTTGGAATGCAGACCACCAGAGAGGCTACGAGCACCACCGCTGATGCCAGTATTCCAGATTACCACCGGTTACTGTATCAAGGTTATACCGGTGGAGGTGGCCAGAATGCTACAAATCCTTTCAGCGTAAGAGGTGTAGAAGATTATGCATACGTGTTCTCTCTTGACGACATCGTTTTGAAAACTGCTGGCGGAACGGATTATTTCTATCAGTCCGGCTCTCGTGTGCTTGAAACTTCCTACACGTCTGCGTCTTATTCAAACTTGTTAGACGCTGGCATCAATAGTTTCACGGCGCCTATGTGGGGTGGATTTGATGGGTTCGATATCAAGAAGCCCGATCCGCTTTATAACAAGGGAATAGCATCCGCAGCCACGGAAGATAACAGTTATGTGTATCACACTTTTAAGCGTGGGATAGACACAGTGGCAGACCCGGAGTACATCAATATGAATCTCTTGTCTCTGCCTGGTCTTACGACTGCGGCTTTGACTACGCATGCGATTAGGGTCTGTGAGGAGCGCGCCGACGCGCTAGCCGTCATCGACCTTCCCAATGTGTATGTGCCGGCATCCGAAGAATACCAATCCAACAAGGCGAATCGCTTTCAGAGCACGCCTGTAAATGCTGCGAACGCACTTCGCGATAGAAGGATTGATTCAAGCTACGGTTGCACATTCTATCCTTGGGTACAAACCCGCGATGAGTTGACTGGTAGAATGCTTTGGATTCCACCCTCCGTTGCTATGTTGGGTGTTTTGGCTTCCTCCGAGAAGGCATCACAGATTTGGTTTGCTCCTGCAGGCTTCAATCGCGGTGGTCTTTCAGAGGGTGCTGCAGGAATCCCAGTGGTGGGTGTGGCTCAGCGTCTTACTTCGAAAGAGCGCGATACTCTTTACGAAGCCGCTATCAACCCCATTGCTTCTTTCCCATCCAGCGGAATAGTTGTTTTCGGTCAGAAGACCCTACAGGAACGTCGGTCTGCGCTTGATAGAATTAATGTGCGTAGGCTGGTCATCTACTTGAAAAAGCAGATTTCCATCCTTTCCACACAGATTCTCTTTGAACAAAACGTTCAAGCCACATGGAATCGTTTCATCGCCTTGGTCGAGCCATTCTTGGCCAACGTTAAAACCGATTTCGGTATCACAGATTACAAGTTGATTCTTGATGAGTCCACAACGACTCCTGATCTTATCGACCAGAACATTTTGTATGCGAAGATTATGATTAAACCGGCTCGTGCAATCGAATACATTGCTATCGACTTCGTTATCATGTCGACGGGAGCTTCATTTGATGATTAAAGATGTGAGGGGTTTTTCCCTCACCACACTATTTAAAAATAGATTATAGGAGTTTTAACACATGCCATTCTGGTCAACAAATTTCGGTGAGAGCACCGAGCTAAAAGATCCCAAGAGACAATTTAGGTTTTACGTAGAGTTTCAAGGTATTAATGCCCCACAGGGCGGTGCTACCCTATGGTATGCCAAGACCGCCGCAAAGCCCAGCTTTACAGTCGATGCCACCGAGCACATGTACTTAAACCATGTTTTTAAGTATCCCGGCAAAGTAACATGGCAGGATATTACTGTTACCCTTGTTGACCCTGTTAGTCCTGACATGGCAGCCACCCTATCCGATATTTTAGTCCAGTCAGGATATTCTCCTCCCACTGATGCAACTACTGATAGTATGGGCACCATTTCTAAGGCCAAGGCAGCCAACGCTTTGGGGACTGTAGTCATCACGCAGATTGATTCAAATGGAGACGCTCTAGAGAAGTGGACCCTTTGGAACTCCTTTATCAGTGACGTGAAGTTTGGAGATTCCTTGGCATACGGTACTGATGATTTGACTGAAATGTCCGTTACTCTCAAGTATGATTGGGCGCGGATCCAGACCTTCAATGATGGTTCAGTTCTTGTTGCCGGATCCGGCGAAAAGGATTTCTTTCAGGTATAGATAAAAAAAGAGGTGTATATTGTCTAGAAACCGAGACCGCGTAGGCGGTGTTCAACAGCACGACACGGCTCCTCCACCACAAGCAATACAAAACGAAGGTGGTGGTGGTTTTTCGTTTGTCGTTCCCACGGAATTCGTGGAGCTGCCCTCCGGAGGTCGCTTCTACCCAGAAGGACATCCTTTACGGGGAGAGGACAGCATTGAAATTCGCCAAATGACGGCGAAAGAAGAAGATATTCTCACATCGAAAGCACTCCTTAAAAAAGGTGTTGCCCTTGATAGAGTTATCAAAAATATTATTGTCGATAAAAGAATAGACCCCGATTCGCTTATTGTGGGAGACCGTAATGCAATTATTATTGCTATGCGTGTTTCCGGTTATGGTAACGTGTATGAAACACAGGTAAGTTGTCCGGGCTGCGGAACACAGCAGGAATATGCTTTCGACTTAAATGATGCTCACGTATATCAAGGAGAAGATGTAGAAGATTTAAATGTTACGGTCAACGAGAATGGGACTTTTTCGACGCGCCTACCCCGAACGGAATTGGATGTAGTCTTTAAGTTGCTTACCGGACGACATGAAAAAACATTTGTTGCGGGGATGGAAGCAGACCGCAAACGAAAGAATTACGCAGAACGAAACATAACAAGACAGCTGGCAGCAATGCTTGTATCGGTCGATGGCGATTCTTCCCAAGAAGCAATTAAATATTTGGTCGAGAACTTGCCAGCCATGGATTCTCGACAACTGCGACTGTCATATCGTCTTGCTGCACCCAATATAGATTTAACTCAGCATTTTGAGTGTAGCGAATGTGATCATGAGCAAAATATGGAGGTACCGCTTTCTGCGGACTTTTTTTGGCCTGACCGATGAATATATGGAGAACGTGTATGAGCAGTTCTTCTTTTTAAAATACTCTGGTGGGTGGTCATTTTCTGAATCCTACAATCTCCCGGTGGGGTTGCGTGGGTGGTTTGTGAAGCGGCTAGTTCAACAGCTTGAAACTGAAAAAGAGGCGATTGAGGCAGCATCAGGAAGCAATAGCACAACGCAAACGCTTTCCTCGCACAACCAGCCGTCTCCTCCCCCTCAAATGATGGGGAGAAATAGACAGGGTTCATAGCCCTGTTTTTTTTTGCAAAGCTAATTAGTTTATACTTGAGAGGAATTTGTTTTGGTCGATCCCACTGATCCAGCAGCAGCAATACAGGCAGAAGTAGACGCAGTAAATAAACTTGCCGGCGCAAATCTTGAGTTGCGCGAGATCAAGAAAGAACTTGCTCGGTTAAGGAACGAAGAACTGGAGGCCATGAAGGCCACCAATCAACTGTCCCCCAGGGCCAAGAGCGTTCTAGATGCGGAGACCATCTCTCGCAACAACCGCGCAGATGCACTTAAAAGACATGTCGAAATTACCAGAGAGGACTTGGAAAACGCCAGGGACCAACTAGACATAAATAAGCGTCAGCTGGAACACAACAACGCGCGAATCGAACAGTTGAAAGAATTGAACGTCGTCAGCACGGAAAATCGCGCCGCCAACTTAAACGAAATTGAACAGCTGAAAGAACAGAACAAAGAACTAGACGAAAATATTGGCAGACTTCAAAGTAAAACAGCAGCCGTAGCCGACCTTACAAAATCAGTCGCGACGTTATTTGATGCTTCGAAGATTACCCCAACAAGCCTGTTTAATCCAAGAAACTTGATCACCATTGGCAAAGGATTTCGGGGCCTCAAAGACGCCATGGGGGGCAGCGCCGCAGAGAAGAAGAAGTTTCAGAATATGTTCAAGCGCACCGCCATCGATGCGGTTTTGGCATATAGCGATGCAATAGTTAAACTTACCGTTGAATTAGCCGACATGGAAAACAAATTCCGCCGCGCCACTGGCGCCGACGACGATTTTGCGAGATCCCTGACACAAACTTATGCTCAAGTACGAGAATACGGCATAAAAGCATCCGATGCATCGGACTCTGCACAAGCGCTGTATACAACTTTTACTGATTTTACTTTTGCGTCAGAGGCGGAGAGAAAATCACTAAATGAAACAGGCGCAATTTTAGAAAAGCTTGGTATATCGCATGCTGACTTCGCCACCAGCATTCAAACTTCGACAAAGGCCATGGGAATGTCTACGGAACAAGCGGGACAAACCATGCTGGACTTGGAGAAGTTTGCCAGGGAGTTGGGAGTAGCCCCACAGGCCATGGCAAAAGATTTTGCTGGAGCCACCGATATGCTGGCGAAAATGGGAGACCAAGGCAACAGAACGTTTAAAGAGCTGCAGGCGGTCATGAAGATCACGGGTCTGGAAATGCAGAAAATATTAACCCTCACAGACAAATTTGATACATTCGAAGGTGCAGCCGAAATGGCTGGTAAGTTAAACGCTGCGTTGGGAGGTAACTTTGTCAATGCGATGGATATGATGACTGCCACAGAACCAGCAGAAAGATTTGGTATGATCCGAGACTCGATCCTTGACGCTGGTTTGTCTTTTGATACTATGGACTATTACCAGAAGAAATTTTACGCTAGTGCTATGGGTCTCACTGATGTTAACGACCTGTCACTAATTCTTAGTGGAAATATGGAATCGGTCGAGGGCGCCACACAAAAAACTTCTCAAGAGATTGAAGAAGCCGCGAACAGAGCCAGAGACCTGGCCTCTATTCAAGACAAACTCACCACAGCATTTATGCAGCTGATTCCTGTCCTTGATGCGCTAATCGATGGATTAAGCAACACCGCGACATGGCTTGCAGAAAATATGGATATTATCAAGCCTTTTCTTGCAGTGTTGATGTTGATAGGCGCCTACTTCCTCGGGCCCGTCGCCGCCGGGATTGCCCTCGCCACCCTCGGTTTTTCCCTGCTGTTTGATTCGTTTGAAGTGGGAGAAGAAAAAATGTCGGGACTCGCCATCGTTTTAAAGCCCTTTGTTGCCACCGTGAGCGCATTGGCTAAGCTTATTTGGTTTATTGTGGAGCCAATCGTCGTGCTCGCGAGCAACATTTATAAATGGCTCGAAGCCACGGGCCACCTTGAAAAAGTGATCCACGGGTTCATGGTCGTGGGACTCGCGCTTCTCGTGAACTTCTTCTGGCCCGCCATCGCGGCATTTCTCGCGGCCAAGGGCGCCCTGATGCTCATTGGCCTCGCGGTCACTGCAGTGACCGCCGCTTTTAGCAAACTCGCGCGCGTCGTGTTTAAGGAATCATTTGCTTCCACATTCCTTGAAGGTCTGGTCAAATTAGCGTACGCCTTTGGAGAGATTGCCGTTAGAGTTATAGAAGTG